TGTCAAGGACCCGCGTGATCCGGAGTACGTCGAGGCGAAGGTGCTCTGCCCGAATCCCGCGTGCGAGGGCGGCGAGGTCTACATGCTCGCGCTCGACCTGAGCTATACCTGCACCCTGTGCGACGGCGAGGCGGTCTGCCAGCCGGACGACGTGGCGGCGTGGGCTGCAGCGAGGGGGATCGCGTTGGAGATCGACGAGTCGGTATTCGGCCCCGAGCGAGGAGACGAATTGTGAGCAAGGTGGAGTTCCACCACATAGGGCGGCTGCGCGTGCGTCCTCGACGGTATCGGATTTCTATCGCTGGCGTCTCTGCCAGCGGCACGGCCACAGAGTGGCTGAAGGAGGGAGCTGGATGGGCACTCGTAATCGGGACGGCACTGGCTGGATGGCGGCTAGGCGAGATCATGCTCGGGCTGTAGGGGTGACGCCGTGGTGGTCGCCGTCGCAGCTTGCCACCCGCTACGGCGTCACGCGGCAGACGATCTACGCATGGGTGATCTCCGGTAGGCTCCCGCGACCGACGCAGCATCCCAGCGGGCAGGGCTACTACTGGCTGGAGGGCGAGCTGCCCGAGCCTGCAAAGGGTGTCACCGGTGACACGGTTTCGGACGATGACGAGTTCGAGGAGGCGTTTTGATCGGGGGCGCGTCTTCTCAGCGGCCTCGACATGCCCAGCGTTCCGCTGGAGGAGGTCGCTAGAAGCCGTTTCAATCTCGGCTGGTGCCCGAAGGCATATTCGGTTGTCCGCCAGTCCTAACAATAGCAGAGGAGAGGGCGAATGAGCGTCGAATGGTTGGAGTCAAGGCGTAAGTACGTCGGTTCATCAGATATCGCGCGGCTGCTTGGGATCGCTCCAGACAGCTGGGGAGGCCCGCACCGAGTTTGGCTCGACAAGACGCGCGAGGTCGCGGATAGCGACGCTGACCTCGGCGATCTCGGGTACTGGGGGCACCAGCTTGAACCGCTCATTGCCGGGCGCTACGGCGAGGAACACGGCATTGCCGTGAGCCGCTTCGCTGACGACTACGTGACCCCGTGGACTGCCGCTGGGTACGAGCATCTGGCGGCGACCCCGGACTTCTACGCCCACTCGAGTGGACCGCTGCGGCATCCGTCCGAGGTCATCCTGATCGAATGCAAGAACGTGAGCGGATGGATGGCTGATGGATGGGGGCCGTCGGGGAGTGAAGCGGACGGCAACGTCCCTCCCCACTACCTCGCGCAGGTCCGCTGGCAACTCGGCTGTACCGGGGCGCGGGGTGCTGTCATCGCCGCCCTGATCGGCGGCAACGATTGGAGGTGGTACAGCGTCGAGCGGGACGAGGGCTGGTTCGTAGGGGCTGCGGAGAAAGCGGAACGCTGGTTCGCGGACCACGTACTCACGGGTCAAGCGCCGCCACCGGATCAGCGCAGCGATATCGTGGTGGGCGCACCGGCTGAAGGGGGGCTGATCCTTGTCGCTGACGACGAGCTTGAGGCGGTGCTCGACGAACGTAATGCGTGGAAGCTGCAATCCAGCGCCTCCTCGAAGCACGTGAAGCGTCTGGACACGCTCATCGTATCGGCGATGGGAGCCGACTTCGATCAGATCAACAGGCGCGACGGTACGGTTGCGGCCACGTATCGCGCGGGCAAGGGCGGAAGCCGACGGCTGACTGTCAAGGTATAATCAGGGGATAAATCGGAAAAGGAGCAGAGCGATGGCTACGGCTACGAATTTGGCTGAGCGGGTCGATGACCTGCAGGCGTGGTTCCACCAGCGGGAAGGGCGACTGTCGCGGGTCGCGCAGGATTCGCTGGCACCGGAACGAGCGGTGCAATTGCTGATTGAGGCGGGGGCCACGAACTCGCGCGTATTGCAGTGCCGCCGTCTGACCCTCTGGCGCTGCGTGCAGGTCAGCCTCGAACTTGGCCTGCCGATTGGCGCAGCCGGTCAGCTATGGGTGTTGCCCTTTAAGAACGGCAAAATGAGCGCCCAATCTGGCAGCGAGGTCATAGATGCCGTTCCGGTTATCGGTTACAAGGGATGGGTAACCCTGTTGGGGCGATCCGGTCTGACGATTAAGACCCGGCTGCACTATGAAGGCGAATCGTGGAGGTGGATCGAGGGGTCAGAACAGACCCTCCATCACCAACCGGATGATGCCGTCCGGCAGAGCGTTATCAGCGAGCTAAGCGACCGGGCTACACCCGCCGCCATCGAGCAGATGATGAACGACCTCATGCGCCACGCCTACAGCATTGCGACTACGCCCAATGGCCTGACCACATTCGAGGTGCTGAGCCGGGCCGAGATTGACACCGCGCAGGCGATGTCGCCGGGCAAGAACGCCGCTGACAGCCCGTGGCGTGATCCGCTTTCGTGGCCCCGTATGGTCCGAAAGACCGTGCTGTCCCGGCACGCCAAGGAGCTGCCGATTGGCGGTAACCCGCAGGCAGAGCGGGCGGTCGTCATAGACGCGCATTTGGACGCGGGCGGCACTATCAACGATCTGCCGGGGTTCGATGATCCCGAGGACGCAGGGGGCAACACCGATGCCGAATAGTACGTGGAAGGCATTTGAGCGGAGGCTGGCCAGAGCCTACGGCGTCGAGCGCACGCGCGGTATGCACGGCCCGGATTTCACGATGATGCTGGCTGACGGCACGCCGCTACGAGCCGAGGTGAAGAAGCGCTCCACCAGCGCGGGATTCAAGACGATCCTCGACTGGATGCTGGGCCGGGACATCCTCTTTGTGGGTCTGCGGAATCGGCGGGACGATGACGCGCTGGTGGTGATGCGGAAAGCGACGTTCGACCGCTTCGTGGAGGTGCAGCGTGACGTATGAGGGACGCTATCGAACGCGCTACGAAACCGACGACGACCTCAAGCGCGAGGCGTTTGTGGCCGATCAACTGATGAAGGTGTCCGGCATCCGGCTCGATAAGCTTCCTGATTCATACGGCCCCGACTACTTCCACCCCCGGCGCATCGTGGAGGTGAAGTGCCGGAAGCACGCGCATGATAAGTTTCCGACCCTGATTCTGGCGCTCAGGAAGTGGCAGGCTGGCATCTCCCTCGCCCACCTGATGCACCCGAAGACGCTGTTCGTGGTGGCCGCCGGATTCACCGACGGCATCTGGACGATCTCAGTCGCTTACAAGGCGCTGCCCGATTATGAGATCGTGATGGGCGGACGCACGAAGCAGACGAGGGACGCTGCAGACATCGAGCCGGTGATACACATCAAGATCGAGGACATGAAGCTGCTCACCGAGAAGTCGCCGTGGGACGACCACGTATGATGACGACCCGGAGAGGAGAGAGTGATGACGTGGATACGGGTTGACACCACGCTCGTACGCCATCCCAAGGTGGCTCGGCTGGCGCAGGCGTTAGGGATGGGCAGGCATGAGGCTGTCGGCGTGCTCATCGACCTGTGGACGTGGAGCGTGGATTACACGGAGGGCGGCGACCTGAGCCGCATCACCGGGGATGACCTCATGGCCGCGCTTGGCGTGAGCCAAGAGGCGCTGATTCCAGTGAACCTCATCGAGGCTTTGGTCGGCTCAGGATTCGTTGATCGCGACGACGAACGCCTCGTCCTGCACGATTGGGACGTTCATCAGGGCCAGTTACTCGCCCAACGGGAGGCGAACCGGGAGCGTCAGCGACGGCGGCGTGAAAGGGTTAGAGGCGATACCCGTGACACCCTCGACCGTCACGCGCACGTCACGCGCACGTCACGGGTACGTCACGGGGCTACGGAACGAAACGCTACGTTACGGAACGATACAAGACGGAACGAACGAAGGGAGACGGACAACGGAGTCGCTGCTGCTCCTCCTGCTTCCGTTCTGTCTTTCGGTGATCTCCAACCCGTCATGCCCGCGCATTTGGATCGCTGGCGTCCGCTGTTCCCGGCGCTAGACATCGGAATCGAGCTAGAGTCCATGCGGGCGTACCTCGCTGCTGCGCCAGCGTCCCGTCGTCCCAAGCGCAGCCTGCCCAAGTTTGCCATCAATTGGCTGAAGCGAGCCGCGAGGGAACGGCTAGGAGATCAACGTGGCGACGCACGCGAGGAGAGAGCGGCACAGCGGCGAAAGGAAGGGGCTGATCAGGTTGCCGGAATCGCCGCGACCGCGCCGCTATCATCTGAGGCACTCGCGGCGGCACGTAAGGTCACTGCCCGAATGTTCACCTCACGAGGAGGCGACGATGG